CAAGTTTTTGTTGACAACGAGAATGTAGACACGGTTGTTTTTGATAAAAGTATGGAGTTCTATGAAGATATAGAAAAAACAAAAGATGATTATGCGTTTATAGAAGGATTAATTGGCCGGTTTGATGACTTAATGATTCAAGAGGCTTTGAATAAGGATGATCTAGCAGTTTTAGAAATAATAAATGACATAATGAAAAATTACCACAAGTTTAATATTTATAATAAGAAGCAACTGTATGTCTACGTAAGAGAAGCAACGGATCTACCGAGTAGAAAAATAACTAAATCTATTAAAAAGATTAAAAAAACATATATGGTTTTAAAAGATGAGTACATCAACTGAAGATAAGATTAAAGATATGCCGGATGAAGGAGTAGTATCATTATACTTACAAGGTATTCAAGTTTATGAAGATCAAATTGAGTTAATGGAGTATGTTAGAAAGAAGTCGGTTGAAGTTAGAAATGATTTGGTAGAATTGGAAGGTGAACTAAAAAAAAGAAATGTTGAAATCGAGCTCATAGAGAGAGAAGAAGAAACAGAGGAAGAGGAAGTATGAACGAAACGCCATCAATGGAAAGATTATTTGACTCTAGTAGTTATGAAGAGGATCTGTATAGCTCTGCATTACAATGGGAAACTCCAGACTTCTTTATTCTAAAAAGAGCTATAGTTATTAGCGTTAAGTTAGGAGTTAACACTAGTGAAGCTAGTTCTGCATTTCTTCCACAATACTCTATTAACGCTAGAGTTATTGGCGAAGGAACGAGTACAAAGACTCCCGAAAATGATATTCCAGAATGGTATACCCCACTGATATCCAACTCTATTATTTCTGTGCCGGAGATAGGGGAGCAAATTTTAATTATCCATGAGACATTAAAAAGTAATTCTAAAGGTTTTTGGATCGGAAGAGTAAATGACTCAGACAAGGTAAGTCTTAAACTCACTAATGAACAAAGAAAACCTGCTAACCCTTTACCTTTATCTCGCTATGGCAAATCTTTTGATGTTAAGAGTCTTAATCAAAGATCTAAGCAAAGAGACTCTTATGTCGAAGGGAAAAAAATATTTCAACTACCAGGGCAATTAGGTGATGTAATAATTCAAGGTCGCAATGGTAGCTACACACGACATAGTTTTAATCCAGTGTCTGAAAGTGGAGAAAAGCCTGGTGTTCTAGAGATGGGCATTTTGCAATCTAGACCTTATGCGGCTTCCATTAATCCCACTATAGGTGTTTCACATACTAAAACTGCTCACTTTAGCAATAGCGTGGTTTCTGTCCTAGGATCTCAATTTACTAAGCAAACCCCTAATAATGATGACACTATAGAACAAACATTGCCAGGTCAATATTCTGGCGTGCCAGAGAAAACATCTATAACTGAAAACAGAAAAGACTTTATTGTCAATATTGCTAATGAGATATATAATGTCTCTAACACTACTGATTCAGAACCATCAATGTATAGGCAGGTGTTGGGTGAAAAATTAAAAGAATATTTTACTGAACAGGATGAGATTATAAGGGGAATGTTAGGGTCGATTAAGGGTTTTGTCAATACAGTTGATTTGCTTTTTAGTTCTTATGTTGATCATACTCATACTATTCCCGAAATAAATGTAGACATTCCCGATAAAGAAGTAAGTTTTAATGATAGAATTAATTTGGGTGTTAGGATGGAGCCTCAGCCACCTATTAATGTTTTTGTGGCCGCCACTACAGTTAGTATACCAGGTTCCGGATCTCGTACAGTCACCAATACAGTAGAAACTCCTTTTGGGCCCAGAACGTATACCGAAAAAGTGGCAGGAACTCCGGGCCAATCTGTTAGTATCCCTTCAAAGTTTATTAGTATTCCTCAGCCGGATAAGGCAGTAAATCGTGGGTATGTTACAGCTAAGAGGACAAGGAAGATTGAGTATGATAAAATAAGTATTGGAGGAGTAACTAATCCAAGAAATACTACTACTATTGAGACAGACAGAAATACCGATAGAGTGCAAAATGATTTAAATGATTTAAAAGATAGTTTTGATGCGGCCAAGGATGGATTTATTTCTTTAATAAATCAATTTGATAAAGTATACAGTCAAAGACACTATATAAATTAGAGAAGAATTATGGGTATAAATCTAAAATTTCCTTTGCGCGCATATCGTAGAGGGTTTTTTGAAATGAACGAAACTACAACTGCAGCTGTTAGAGAGAATATAAAAATTCTCTTAATGACAGTTAAGGGTGAAAGAGTGGTTAACCCCACTGTTGGAACTAATATTCCTACTCTCATGGGTCAGTTGTTTGAACAAATTGAGCCTGGCGAGATGGAAGCGACCATTGGTGCGGAAGTAACCACTGCTCTTGCAACTTGGATGCCGGAAGTTCAAATGGTAGGAATAGATGTATATACTCAAGATAATTTACCTGGAGGAACCTCACTAAATCCAACTGATATTTTAGTAAGGATGAGCTATACATATTCCGGCGGGACTGACGTAGTTGACTTAAATTTTACCACAGACTAAACACCGTAAAGAGATAAAAAATGCCAGACTATCAATCAACGAGACAGACGCCCAAACAAACACCCAACATTAGTTATCTGTCTAAAGATTTTGATTCTATTAAGTCAGACTTAATAGACTATCTACAAAGATATTTTCCAGACGATTATAGAGACTTTAATGATGCCTCTGGAGGAATGGCTATTATTGAGCTGCTGGCTTATATAGGCGATACGATGTCGTTTTATATTGATAGGCAAGTTAATGAAGGGTTTCTGGATAGAGCAATAGAAGAAAAGAATATTTTTTCATTAGCACAAAATTTAGGTTACAAACCGAAATTTGCTCGGCCAGCTATAGTCGAGCTATCAGTTAGTGCCACTTTCGCTGACGCTACTTCGGGAGATTCATCGTTCGTTTTAAAGAAGGGATCAAAAATTGTTACTAATTACGAACCCTCTGTAGAGTTTGAAACCTTAAATGATGCTGACTTCGGAGCAAGCGCTCATAGAGTTACTACAAAGGTCGGAACTTCTACTCAATATTCTATAACCAGTGTTTCAGCCATGGCTGGATCTACACGTACCTTTTCTTATAAAGCTAATGACGCTATATCATTTTTAAAATTGACATTGCCAGATAATAACGTAACAGAGATAATATCTGTCACTGCCTCTGATGGTAAAGAATATTTTGAAGTTGAGAATCTAGCCCAAGGCCAGATTTTTACTGGATATAAAAATACTACTTCTTCTTCCGGCGATGCTGCCTTTATATTACAATATAAAAGAATACCTTATAGATTCACTAGGCATGTATCTAGTAACGGTAGTACTTCTATTATTTTTGGTTCGGGAACTACAGACTTACAAGATTCAGAAATGATACCTAATCCGGAAGATTTTGTATTGCCGCCAACATTGAGAGGATCACCTTCTGGTTTCGCACCGGCCGTTGTGGATTCTTCTAATTTTTTAAAGACTAGTGGATTAGGCTATGCTCCTAGAGATGTAACTTTGGATATAAAATATAGATATGGCGGCGGAAATACTACTAATTGTGGTCCGCGGACTTTAAATAGATTTGTATCTAGGGTTGTTGCGTTTAAAACTTCTGGGTATGCAAATTCTCAACCTACTATTGCTGATAATGTTTTAGGAACCTTGAGTATTGATAATGTAAATCAGGCTACTGGTGGCGCCGATAGAGAAGGTAGAACAGCTATTAGGCAAAATGCTTTGCAGTTTTTTAATTCTCAAAATAGAGCTGTAACCTTAGAAGACTACCAAGTACGAGTAATGTCGATGCCGCCTGATTTTGGTTCAGTATACAGAAGTTATGCAAGAAAAGATCCAAATAATATATTGGGTATAGAGTTAATCACATTAGCTCGCAATGCCAATGGATACCTCACCAACCCCACTGGGGCTTTACAGAACAATATAGAGACTTATCTCAGGCAGTTTAAATCATTTTCTGATACTGTTAGAATTACATCGGGAAAAGTTTGTAATATTGGTATTGATTTTACTATTGTTCCTAATCAAGATTTTAATGTAAATGATGCTTTGCTTGATTGTTTTATTTTATTAAAACGCATCTTTGTTTTAGAAAATACTAATTTTGGGTCTACCTTAGTTGTTCCAAGTTTTATGTCTCGGCTGCAGGCATTAAATAAAGTTAGATCGGTAGTAGACTTTAAAATAACAAGTAAGTATCAATTGATAGATGGCCGAGTATATTCAGCATATCAATGTGATATACCGGCTAATACTGAAAATGGGATTGTAAGTTTTCCGGAAGATACTTGTTGGGAAATTAAATATCCAAATTTTGATATTGTTGGGAGAACTTCATAATGGCTACTTTAGCAAGAGCTTTTGCAAAAAAAGATACATGGATCACAGAGCAAAGTGTTACATCAAACTTTGGTGCCTCTCCTATACTAGAAGTGTGGACTAAGTTTAATTCAACTTTAACTGATCCAATAAAACAAAGAACCAGAATATTAATACAGTGTGATTTATCAGCCTTGAGTTCTAGTATTGTTAGCTTGGCTAAGTACCCAGACCCAAGAACCGACTCCACCGTTAGTGCATTCTTGTGTATAAAAAATGCTAGACATGGAGAAACACAAGCTGAAAACTTTACACTTGATGTCTTCCCTTTGACTGCATCGTGGAGTGAGGGTCAAGGCCTTGATAATGATAATTTTACTCAAACTGGATATGCTAATGCCATTAGCGCCTCTAATACTAATTCATGGAATTATGATAGAGGTGGAACAGGTGGTAATGTATATATAGGATGGGACAATAGAGTTTATGATTCTAATAGTGCTTCTCAATATTTTGAAACCGGTCAAGAAGATTTAAAAGTTGATATAACAAATTATTTTAAGGCTTACTTAAATTATGCTACAGGGACCAGTGTGGCTGCCGGCGGTAGTGCCGATCATGGTTTTATGGTTCGTATGTCAGACGCTCAAGAATGTAGAACAGCGGGCGAGGCTACTTCAGCCGGTGTGGCTACGGCCACTGTTTCTTCCAGCTTTTATAGTAAGAAATTTTATAGTAGGCAAACTAATACAAGAAAAATGCCTTATGTTCAGATGGAATGGCCCGGAGAGATAAAGGATAATAGATCCAGTATCGTGTTTGGCAAAACTGCCAGTTTATATTATTATAGTTTAGTAAATAGTGAATTAACTGATCTTAATGGGGCTGGCCCATTTCCAGGATATGTTAATCTAAGTGGTAATGGAGTAAGTATGGCAGGGGCTGTTGGTGGAAACTTAACAGCTAGTAGAGTATCTAAGGGTATTTATAAATTGGCTA